ATAGGGGCTGCATTGCGCAGCCCTTTTTATTTTTCAGAAAAAAGGAGATAAAGACAAATGAATTTAGTTGAAAAGTTAATGGCAGTAGACAAGGGCGAATTTGACAAGATCGAAAAAAAGGAGATTCCAAGCAAGCAGTTATCTAAACTTTTGGGAAGTGATGCAGCGGTAACAATCCAAGCGGTAGACGGCGATCTTTTTGGTTCATTAAGTGCAACCGGATTAGACGAGGAAGGGGAGGTTGATTACGGCAGAGCATTTAGCACAAATGCCAAGATTGCAGCGGCAGGAATTGTGGATCCGGATCTGAAAAACGAGGGATTGTTAAAGCATTTAGGAGTTGCAACACCGGCAGATGCGGCAAAGAAAATTTTTAAAGGCGAGATTAACAAGATTTCAACAGAGATTGCAAAGTTAAGCGGTTTTGAGAATGAGGAAACAACAAATAAAGAAGTAAAAAACTAATTCAAAGCGATAGGGAGGTACAAATGGATTACCTGCACTATCGC